ATGCGTGAATCATTGGTTGTAAATAAACAACAAAACAGAGGAAAAGGAAAGAATAGAAGAAAGAAACAGGGAACAAATGGATTTAAAGGTAGTGTGAAAGTTGGTTCAGTACCAATATCACAAGGCACAACCTTAATGGCAAATAGAAACAAGACCAGTGTAAATAAACATGGAGTCATGACTTTATCTAAGTCTGAGTACATAGGAGATGTTAAGATGAATACATCTTCTTTCTTGTGTTTTGCTGCTCAAATTAATCCTGGTTTGAAGAAAACATTTCCTTGGCTAGCTCCGATTGCAAATCAATATACTAAATATAGATTCAAAAGTATATCTTTTAGTTATATAACAGCTAGTGCTTCTATTAGACCTGGTCAACTTGATTTAATGGTTGACTGGAATGTTGAAACACCACCACCAAATGAAAGAGTAGAATTTATTAACTCTTACAAGACCAAGCAAACAGTACCTTGGACTAATACTTCTTATCGTGTTGATATGCGTGACATTAATCAATACAGATGGTATTTCATTAGAAGTGATGGTGAAACAGTTGAAGATATTAAGACTTATGATTGTCTTAACTTCTATGTCGGGAATGTCGGAATTGGAGAAGGTCCAGAAACAATGGGAAATTTGTGGATAAACTACACCATTGAATTAAGTGAGCCAATGCCTATTAGAATCCAAGAATTAGCTTTTGCTAACTCTTTTGGAATGACATGGTTTCATGCACCTACCCCAGCGACAGACATCTTTGGTCCATTTACGGACGTTGGCACAGTTGGAGGATTGCCTATTAAATTGAATCCGGCCACAGAATTTGCTAACGGAAATGTTGAATTTCTGACTGACTATTGGGGATTATGTACTTACATAACTCTAGGTCTTGAAGAAGCTGACTATAATGGTGTTCTAGGTGTTAATTTCATAGACCCAACAAATAGATCAGAAATGCTTCAGTTGATTACTAATCTTTGGAATCAACCAGGCGATGAAAATCAAAGTGGAATAGCAATCACTTTTAGATTCTTCGCTAGTAGAGGCGCTCAAATGGAAATGAATTTGGGAGGCCTTGAATCAGAACTTGTCGAACAGAAGATGCATTTTTCAATGTATTCCCGTTTATTAGCTACTGCTCAACCAATTACTACTGAAATGATGTCAAATGGAAAGTTTCTTTCACATGCTCAGACTAAAGCTGAGTGTCCAGACAACATGGTTTCAGGACTAATTATTAGTGGTAAAAAAGCTAGTTACTTGTTCGGCCCAAAAATCAACAAAAAACCAAAGAAGAAAAATATAATAGATTAAATGAATTTATTGTTTTTTACCTGTAGAGTACTGCCTACG